CAATCTGCGGGCCTACTTACCATTCATGAGCTTCTTGCCCTGAGATAGTAAATTCTCCCTGGTTTTATCATACGATGAGCCATTTTTTTTAGATATTTTCTTAACCTCATCATCCACAATTTTTGCGATCATAGATGCGGGTTTTCGAAAACCATGACTACCCATTGCACGTAAAATGCAATAAGTGTCAATGTCAACAGCGCATGATTTCCATTTGTTTATGTCCATCTTCTTTCTCTTTCTAGGAGTCATCTCCTTCTTCATCATCCTGATATTCTCGGTCTAAGAAATATCGAGTGAAGTTTATTTTATTATGAACATTGCCGTTATAAATTTTGTCAAAAACTCTGACAAAATCCTCCGTATTTGTTCCCCGCAATAACAGAGCGGATTTGCTTTTCAGTGCAGTTTTAAAACGTTCCCATTTAAATTTAGGATGTTCTGATACCACAGCGTAAGCAGTAATAAAAGACCTGGTTAATCTAATGTTGAAATTATTTTTCATAAACATCAGACTAGCTCCAATCTCATTACATCTCTGTAAAGATTTGATTTTAAATTTACCCTGTTTAAAATCATTTCTTGTTTCTCTCCACATTGAGTATCCGCCTGCAAGTAAAAATATTGCACACTCTAATGGCATAGAATATTGTTTAGTCATCGCTTTAACTATCTGATATTCTTTTTTACCATTCTCAATATGAAAATTTAAATAAGCAGTCATAGGCCAATTTTTTCTATTGGCGTTCATAATGGCAACATCGAATTCATTTTCGAATTTACCTCTTATGTATCTAACTGGCTTACCCAATTCCTTACGAGCTTGTAAAGTATGTTGACCATCAACAACTTCATCATTCTCGTTGATAAAGATGGGAAGATCAAGATCTTTTTTCTTCATTTCCCGCATCAAACGTTGCACGTGTCCTTTATCAATTGCACGATTTCCTTTGACAGATCGGAACATACTATAATCACGGGTAATGTGAATTACATTGCTATCCTTCTGTTTTTTTGGTTTAGACATTATATATCCTCACTTAAGTTAATTGCATCAATTTCATCGTGGACTAAATCAGAAGCTGTCCAAACATTTATTGGATAAACAGCCTGACCATCTAATACCAATGGAACTTTTGCAAGTTTATTTATTTGATCTTTAAAATGGAAATCCGATGCTTCCATCGGTTGACCATCTATTGTAATAGATCGAGTTTCAGAAAGTATTTGGTCCATTCCTTTAACCCAATCATTAAACGCCTCAGACTTACATTTCATAATATACTCCTGCGGCTTTTAATTCTAATAGTATCTTTTTCATCTTACACATGATAACCTCTTTTTAGTTTACTTTTAATAATATAAACATTAAAATGGGATTTGCAAGAAAAAAATGCAAAAAAATATTATAGGATAATATGAGACTATGACCAAATATTTGTTAATTATGTATATGTGTAGTATGTTAAGTGGCCAGTGTCCGTCATCTCATGTCACTGGATATTCATTTGATACTCATGCGGCCTGCGTAGAATATGGCTATAGAGTGGCACATGGAACTTTTAAAACACTTGAGGAAACTCAAGAAATGGAGCAAGAATACATAGAAAATAGCAGAATTGTGGTCAGATTTGATTGTAAGGCCGTAAATGTGCCAAAAGAAATAGTTCCACCATCCAAACCGAAAGTATCAACATAGTTGACCTTTCCGCCCAAATTGATATATAATAATGCATGAAACTATATCGTGTCCAAGCTAAATATAAGGGGATACTAGTTGATGAGACACTAGAAGCTGAAAACGATATAGAGGCTCTTGACACATTTAAATCGAAAGTTGAGTCAGGAGACTACAACGAAAAAGATGGGGGAGGTTTTTTAAATCCGGATCGTCTTTTTATAACTTTCGAGGAGGTTGAACGAGATGCAACTACAAAAGTTAATATCGGAAAAACTTCAATTGGAGTCCAAGTGGGCCAGTCAGGCGTTAACGCAGGGCCGAGTGACTACTGATATGAAATGGATCGATATCAAGATCAAAAGTCTTAGAAAAAAGATTAATGATCAAAGCGTGGAAGACGCTAAAAAAGGTCTATTCGACATAGCTAGTTAAACTAGCAAAATTTTTTAAACATTTATCTCAGGGGACTTGTCTGCTCTAAAAACTCAAAACCCATGAAATCCCAGAAAGCTGCGAATTGTCGCACCAATTATTAAACACCCTAAAACATCAACGCTCTAGAATTCAATAAAAATTTTTTTTCATCAAAAAGCGAAAAACCGAAAATGTTATAATAGGAGATAAAAAGTTTTTTTATAAATTTTTTATTAGTGATGTGACAGCTCACTTAGTTATTAAACATCGTGAATATGATCCGGCTCAACTAAAGGAGTGACTATGAGTGAAAAAACACTTAACCAACAATTAACCAAGTTAGACTCAATGATGGCATCATTAGATGTCAAATTTAATACTATGAAAAAATATCAGGATTGCAATTCAACATTGCCCGATGTTCTTCCGTACATAACTAAAGAAGAAGCTCAACGAGCATATCGACTTTTAGTTAGAAAGTTTGGAAGAAAAAAAACAGCTAGACTTAATCGTAGTGGAACCTGGGGTGAATATAAATGGGTTAACAAAAAAATGCCCGTTAGGCTTATAAGACCTCTAAGAAAAAAATCTTACGAGACATGGACTAGAAAATGTTGGATCTGTTTATCCGGTGATCCGTCAACTTTACATAATGGGTGGAGAAGATTAATCCATGATGTATCGCACATGGTTCATAAATGGTTAAGGCCAAACATGAACCATCATTGCTACCAACAAGCTCAATTAGAATTAGACATGATAAAATATGTTCAATTCAAAGGTTGGCTCAATGGTACTTTGAAAAAAAAGGTTATTGTTCTTACACCTGAAGATAAAAAGCTTAAGAAGATAAAACATCTTGAGGCTTTAGTAAAAAAGTGGGAGCGAAAAAGTAAAACAACTTTAACTTATTTAAGAAAATACAAAACTAAGTTAAAGAGATTAACTAAATAACAATTGCCGGATCATGTTCACAACTATTCTTTTGCTTCACCCCAACTTTTACCTAAGGCAACATCAACACTAAAAGGCACTTTAAGATTTTCTATAGCTGTTTCCATCTTTTGTTTTATGGGTTTTATATCCTCCTCAGAATTTACAGAAAAACATAATTCATCATGTATTTGTAGCATTGGTTTGTATCCTGCTTTATAACAATCAATCATAGCTTGTTTAGTTTGATCTGCCGCTGATCCTTGTATTAGCCTATTCAAAGCTTTGTAAGTAAAAGCTCTTCTGATATTATTTCCATAAATTGCCTTAGCCTCTTCATATTGCATGGCTTTATTCATTCCGAAGGTAGCAGGCTCCCACATGTCAAATCGGCATTTACGACCCCTTATTGTCCGAATAAACCCATACTTTGAGGCACTATTAGTCACCTCATTAGCTAATTTTTTAACAAATGGCACCCTATCATTATATTTAATTAAAAGTCTTTCAGCATTATCTTTATCTATTCCTAACTCTTTTGATAATTTTGCCTTTCCCATACCATAAAACAATCCTAAATTAATTGTCTTAGCTTGAGTTCTAGAGATGCCGGCCATGTCTGCTACTAATTGATGGAAATCTGCTTCCTCGTTTTGGTAAGATTTTATAAAATCATCTGCTCCAGTAAAATTTGCATTTACCGAGGCGGCATAGTGGGCAACAAGTCTAGGCTCTTGTTGTGAATAATCAAAACTACCCCATTGTCTTCCCTCTTCAGGTAAAAACAAACTTCTAATTTTATCTCCAAACTCTTTATTTCGTGCAGGTATCTGTTGAAGATTAGGATTAGAATAAGATAATCTTCCCGAAACCGTCCCCCCTTGATCAGATCTTAATTGATTTATCTCCGAATGTATTCTGCCCTTATGAACATATCTTTGTATTGAGTCTATAAATGTTGAATGAAATTTATTTATTTCTCTAGCTTGTCTAACTAATTGGGCTATTGGATTATTACAATTTACTAACCAGTTTTGGGTAAAACTGGGTTCATCGCTTTTCGGTGTCCGTGGGTAATCAACACCTAATCTATCAAAAACTTGCGCTACAGATCTAGCCGCCCATATGTCAACATCTATTGTAGTTTCTTTTTTTATCTTACTTAATAATTCTGTTTCTTTTATTTTAAATTCTTTTTTTAATCGTGAAGCTTTCTCTTCATCTATTCTTATTCCTGTTCTTCTCATGTCTATGAGAATAGGTAATAATTCCATTTCCATATCCCAAACATCGTTTAAACTTTGTTTTGTAATCTCAGATTTTAAGCGTTGCCAAAGGCGTAAGGTTAACCCTGCATCTTGCTCTGCATAGAAGCCTACGTAGCCCGCAGGCAGTTTCCATAACTCACCTTTCGCATCAATTCCCCATTCTTTAGCTTTTTCGTTTAAAAATGTTTCATTCTTAATTTCGCCTAAATAATCTTTTGCGCAAGAATTTAGACTAAAACTAAATCTATTTTCATTCACTATTGCGGCTGCGATCATGGTATCTACAATATTACCATTTATTTCAAAACCATTTACTAACAACCATCCAACATCATAACTGGCATTATGAAAAATTTTTGTTGCAGGAGTTTTTAAAACATCTTGCATCCACGCTGTGGTAATACCAACGTCCATATTACCTCCCGCATCATGTTGAATAGGAAAATACCATTGTTGGTCAAAAGCCGCCACAGCAAAACCAACTATTCCCCCATCAAATGTGGCCCAACCTGCACCCTTTGTTTTAATATTTGGATCTTTGGTTTCTATATCAATTGCAATTTCTTTTGCTTGAGATAAATCTGGATACTCACTTGGACAAGTCCAATCACTATCGTTATAAATAAAATTAAGTTGATGAGTCATTTAGAATTTGTAGTCAGCATGTGCCTTACAATTGTTGTATATGGATTTAGATCTATATCTTTTGCGCACCCAGTCAGGATCATAACAATACCAACTATAAATATAAAACGGATCATATTTCATCTAATATTTCTAATAATAATATAAATAATTGCTAAACCAATCATTAAACAAACTAAGTTGTAAAGAAACATACCTAATCCAAATCCTGTAGTAATCATTTTCTTTTTTTGTCCTTTAATTTTTTTATTTCTAAATCACAATAATGTTTTATTTTTTCTAAATCTTCTATTCCATTTTTATGTTTATATCTACAAACGTATTTTATTACGTTGCCTTGAAAGAACGTGAGTTCATTTTTTGATATAAATTCAAAAGGCTGAATGGTAAAAAATTTATAGTGAGACCCTCCAATTTGTTTATCTTGAGGAAAAACATCATCAAACATATCTTTATCTGTCATAATTTAAACTCTTGTAGTATTCTTATTTTTTCTTCGGCTTGTGCTATTTTATCAACTAATTTATCAGCTTCTTCTATGTGTTGTGGATGTTCTCCTATACCCACTGGTTTTTCTAAATAAATTTTTAAAGTTGCCTCTGCTTCTGATATTTGAGCATTATATTTATCTTCTAATGCTTGTAATATTGCTCTTCTAAGCTCTTCCATAATTTGCCTCGTAAGTTTTGTAATATTTCCCTAACGGAAAATTATATTGATGATAAGTTCCTAAAAGATGTAAAGTACCTTTTGATCTGGTTGCCCCGGTATACCAAACTCTAAGCTCTTTGGCTTTCTCCTTACTATTCTTTTTTTCAAAATGAGAAGGAAAATTACATTTGCTAGAAAGAACTACATTATCAGCTTCTCCACCTTTAACCTGATGTATGGTATCAATAATTATTTTAGGTGGTTGTGATAAATCAATCTTTTCCCGCATAAGTTTTTTAAAATATTGCTTATCCCTATCTTTAAATTTTCTTTTAAAAATATCAAGCCAATTTCCTTTCTCTTCTCGCATACCGCATCTTAGATGTAATTCATCAAAATTAAACACTTGATTTGGATGAGCAAAACTCCATCTTTTGCTATCTTGAGATCTAAAACCATGGTCTATATTTAGAAGATATTGATACATAATACAGGCCTCTTCTCTATTTAATGATCCGCCCTCACAAATTTTCTCCCAGTATTGAATAGCTTGATATTGATTTACCTCAAAAGATTTATTGCCTTTAACATCTTGATAGTACAAAGACAATTCTTTTGCTTCTTGTTGTAATTCTCTTTTTACATCATTTATTCTAGCTAATACTAACCAACTACCTTCTAAATCCCAAGGTACTTTTTTTAAGTTATTCCAATAAAATATGTCACCCTCTTTTTGGTTTGAATAAAACTCTTTTTCTATTCGATTATCTTTCATACCTAAAAGTAAACATTTAGAAAAAAAATGCACTTGTTTATTTAATCTTACAGATTTTTTTAATATAATATTACGTCCTGGAAATGTTTGAAAATGTTCGACATCTGCACCATTCCATTCATAAATTGCTTGATCATCATCTCCAGCTATATAAACTCGCCATACATTTTTAGCTAACTTAACAACCATGTCCCATTGCAGAGGGGTAAGATCTTGAGCTTCATCGACCATTAAAATTTTAATTGGTAGACCGCCCCCATCAGATACAAACTTTTCTACCATATCAGTAAAGTCTAATCGATCCGGTGTCCGTTGTCCGTTCTCCATTTCCATCGTTTTAAACTGCTCGTATCCTGCTACAATTGATTTAAACTGCTGTAATCTAACACCTTTTCTTGTTTGTTTTTTATATAACCAGACAGGATCAACTTTCATATTTCTAGCTCGATCATAAAGTTGTAAAGACCAATTGTTATAAACCTTTTGATCATCCCAACTTTCTTTAAAATTAATTTTAATTGTGCCATATTCAGTGTGAAAGTTTAATAAATCAACTTTAGGATCTAAGACTGGTATCTCAGCAAATTGTTGTCTCGCTAAACTATGTAAAGTTCTAAAATATTTAAATCGATCTTCATCTATATCTTTAAATTTTTTTCTAATACGACTAACACATTCATCAACAGCTTTATTAGTAAATGAGATGTAACAAATTTCTTCTGGTTCAAAACCTTTTCTCAAATACATTTGTACTCTTTTTAATAAATTTTCTGTCTTGCCAGTTCCGGGAGGGCCAAAAATTTTAATTGTCTTCCCATGCAGCTTTTTTCTTAGTGAACTTGACATCTTTGTTCTTATGCTCCGTTTGTTTAGGTAGATTAACAACCCAGTGTCTAGTGTCAATGTTTTGAAACTTCTTTTTAGGTTGCGCTCCACCTTGTTCTAAAAATCTTGTACAATCTCTTTCAGACCAGTTGTAGCCCATTTTTTTCATAAATTTTCTAAACGTTTCTAATTTAAAACGCATCTCGACCTTATCAATCCAAATATTTCCAGAGTCAATTTGATCAAACTCAGTAGTATCCTCAGTATCTTCTAAAAATTGTGAGAGTCTAGAATTGAATACATCTTCTCTTTCTTCATGTGCATCAAATCCTTCCATATCTTGTTTATTGGCCATAAGCTCTTCTAACCAATCTTTATAAGGGTCCGGATCTCTTTTAGATGGTTTTAAACTACGCCAAACAATGTCATAATTTAAAAGTTGTTCACCTAACAATTGTTGTTGATATAATTGTTTAGTTGATAATCGAATTGATTTACCTTGAATAGGTAATATCCAGTAAGGTTCTGGATAAGAATTTACTTTTAAAAGTTTACCGACCTCAGGTAAAGCTTCATTGGCACCAATACCAAATTTTCTCTTTATACAATCACTTGAAACACAATGCATTCTAGCTATAGATGTTTTGCATTTGTAAGCATACTCTTTATTCTCAACACCTTTAAATATATTTTGTAATTCTTTTGGATGTAGACTTTCAGAACAAACTTTACTCATCATATTTCTGGTCCAATCCTCATACATTACAGGCTCTGGATTTATTTTTTTGGCTAACACAGCTACGTTAAACATGGCATCATTTCTACCCTCACCCTTCTTAACTTTATTTTTCATAAAATTAACCACACATGGTGGATAATCTTTTGTTTCATCATCTTGATAAACTTTTAATTTATTAAATTCAGCAGGAGTAAGTCTGTAATTACTTACAAACTGATAGAGGTTCTCTAATTTAATGGAGTTACAATCATCATCCATTGCAACTCTAGTTGTCATATTTGATTTTTGATATGGTAAATTAACAAAGTTACCTTTTCTTTTGTCATCCCAATTTTCGGGAGTTAAATCTACTTCATCTTGTGCAGGAAAAATATCTGTGGTGGTATCATTGATACCTAAATCAGAGGCTATCTGAATTAATTTTTTTCTCATTGCTGATGCTAAGACAACACCATCAATGTGTAATATTAAATGCAGTCCATTAGATTTAGATCTATACGGAACTAATGGGTATTTTCTTTGCCGTATAATCGCAATAAGGTCCTGATGGCGTATATTATAACGATCAACATCGATGACCCCCCAATTGCATGTATTATCATCTCTGATAGGGACAGATCCATAGTAAGCTTCTCCTGTTAAGTGTTGCATCCAATGTTCTTTTGTCATTGGAGAAGGCTCTAACCAATGTTTGAATTCTGCCTTACCTTTAGAATTTTTCTTACCAGTAGGTTTTGAAACACCAAAATATGTATTGGAACCCTGGAAGAGTTCTATAAACTCTTCCAAGGTCTTGTCAAGTATTTGCATACTAGAAAGGTGTTTTTTCTACGTTCTCTTCTTTGTCGTGATTTACTTTTACAGCACCCTCTTTGCAAGTTTTGTAAAATTCAAATGCACCCTGCAACGCATCATTGGAATTGATGGTACCAATATGTTCAATCTCCCAACCATACCATGAACCTAAAGCATTTTTTTCAAGGACGGTTTTTAGATTGTACATTTGAGTAAATGGTGCAGGCTTAAAAAAGCTCCCATCTTTTTTCTTTTCTCTCACAGACATCATCATAGAATTCCACTTCTTAGATTTTTTTCTTTGAGTAGACTTCATAGTGATAAGAGCAGTGCTAGCAACATTGTTGTCATCAAGCACCATAACATAGTGTGAAGCTGTTTCCTCCACATAGTTTCCGTTAGAAAGTCTATCTTTGTTTTTATCATCTCTGGTAGTTTTAGACATGATATCATTATCTGAAGAATAGATATTCACCGGTGCTGAACTTCCTTCCATACCTCTATCTCTCCACTCGATGTATTCAAGTTTATAGAAACATGGGACTACTTTAATACCTTTTGCACCATCATATAATTGATTGGTCACGGTATTGAAGATCATACCTGGTCTAGCTTCAGATATGAATTGAGAATCTCCTTGTGTTACTTGAGGAGATAATTGTCCAAGGATTTTTAAAAATGGTAGAGCCAAGCTTTTTGAATCTACATTGTCAAAACCCTGATCTGCAAATTGTTCTAAATTTACATTTGCAACTGCGCCACCTTTTTGTTTGATAGCGACTTCTTTTTGGTCGTTTTTGTTCATCGTTTTACTCCGTTATTTTTTCGTTATTTTTGTCTTATTAGCAATATATACTCCAAACATATCAAATGGTACTTCTTTACCTTTTTCGACTTGTTCTTTAACAAAAGCTTTAAGAGTCATCGGCTCAACTTTTTGTTTTTGTGCATATGAAAAATCTAATTTTTCACACAACTCAATCAAAGCTCCCACCTGATTATCTTTACCTTTATCTATATTTGCTGTTAAGATGTTCTTGATCATGTCTCCATGACCATTATCTCTAAGCCAATTAAAGGCTTCATCGTTTCTAGACTCAGGAATTTTTGCAGCATAGAAAGGTTTAACTTCAACCTTTGTGCCGTCAGATAATTCCAACTTAGAAACGCCTGCTTCTTGCATCATATCAGGAATTGTTCGTTCCTCATATTCTTTGGCCTTTTTTTTCAACTCAGAAATTTCTTTATCTTTGTCTTCAATTTCTTGTAGAAGACTTTTATATTCGTTACACTTTTTTGATATTGAACCAACCGTATCTTGATCTAATTCAATATTAGAAAATTGTTCGATATTTATTTTTTTATTTTCCATAACATCCTCCTCCCATGTTCATAATATTTTTATTTACAATTGCAAGAAAAAAATGTAAAAAAGTTATTAGATATGGAATGGAAATACCCTTACAAGACGAATCCCTTTGAACATCAAAGAGAGGCTTTAAAAAAATCTGCAGATTCTTATTGTTTTGCATACTTTATGGAAATGGGGACAGGCAAAACTAAAACAGCTATTGATAACATGGGTTATCTATATATGAAAAAACAAATAGATACAGCAATAGTTATTGCACCAAAATCTGTCTACACTATATGGTGTAATGAAATAGCAACACATCTACCAGATGTAGTAAAACGTGATATTTTTCAATGGAAGGTTGATAAACCTAAAAATTGGGTATGGTTTGAAAAGAGTAAAAATCTTAAGGTATTTCTAATAAATGTAGAGGCTTTAAGTAATAAAAATGGTTTTGAATCAGTTGTTAACTTTTTAAAAAAATTTCCAAATAATTATGTAGTTGTTGATGAATCAACTACAATTAAAAATCCTAAAGCTAAAAGGACCAAATACATATTAGAATTAAGAAAGTTAATTAAATATAAAAGAATACTTACTGGATCTCCAGTCACTAAATCCCCACTAGATTTATATAGTCAATGTTATTTTTTAGACCCTAAATTATTGGGTCATGAAAGTTATTATGCTTTTAGAAATAGGTATGCTGAAATGCAACAGATTCAAATGGGGGCCAACCGATACATTACTATACCTAAGTTTTATAAAAACATGGAGGAGTTGGAGCATAAATTAAATGTGTTTTCTTTTAGAGTAAGAAAAGATGAATGCTTAGACTTAAAACCTAAAGTAAGGCAAAAAAGATTAATACAATTGTCAGGTGAACAAGGTATACTATATGAAAAACTTAGAAGACGTGCCTTGGCCGTTGTCCGTGATACGACTATATCTTTTTCAAATAAGTTAACAGAGATTATAAAACTACACCAATTAACAAATGGTTTTATTAAAGATGATGATGGTAATATTCAAGAATTTGGTAAAGCTAAAATTAATGCACTTGAAGAAATAATAGAGGAGACCGATGATAAAATGATTATCTGGGTTAATTATCTACATAATATCAAACAACTAAAAGAGTTTCTAACTGACAAATATGGTAAGGATTCTTTTGTAGAAATATATGGAGAAACCAAAGTTAAGGATAGGACTAGAGCTATAGAATTATTTCAAAATAATTCTAAGGTCAGATTTTTTTTAAGTAACCCTACAACGGGTGGTTATGGTTTAACTTTGACTGCCGCAAAAACCGTTGTTTATTTTTCTAACAATTATAATTTAGAAGTGAGAAAACAATCTGAAGATAGAGCGCATAGATCAGGTCAAACAGGAACGGTTGTTATTATTGATATTATTGCTGAAAATACTATTGATGAAAAAATAATGAAAGCTTTAACTAAAAAAGGCCAAATTGCGGCAAAGACTTTGGGTGAAGAGGAACTTAAAGACTGGTTATTGTAACTTATTAAATTGATCGACTCTCTCTAAAAACTTATCGCTGTATTCAGCCAAATCAGGCTCTGAGAGCTTGAATTCCTGATATTGTAGGTCACGGGTGCAAATACTTATAACTCCCTGCTCTATGGGCCCGTAATTGGCTTTATGTGCTAAATAATATGCACCTAATTGTAGTTTGTAGTCTTCTACCCACTCCTCTTTTTTAGGTCGATTAGATTGTTTAAAATCAATTATTGAGGGTTTGCCATATGCTAAAGCCACAAGATCTGTGGTGCCAGCAAATTTATTTTGATATTCTAGCGAAACCTCATTACCCCATACTTCATCTATATTTAAATTATTTAAAATTACTTTAGCCATCATTCTTGGTTGTTTACCTTGGTCACTAGCATTAAAATAACCCTGTCCATTATAAGCATATTCTAATACTTGGTGCATTTCCGTGCCAATCGTTGAAGCCTGATTCATTATTCTATCAGCCTCTTTATCACCAACTTTTCTACGCCAATTGTCTAAAAATCTTTTGTCTTTAGTTGCTGATAAAATGGTTGTTACACTAGGCACTTTTGTTTCACCAACCAAATATTTTCTGCCCGAGGTATCAGAAAAGCGATTATAATGTTTATATGGATATTTTTTAACTTGCTTTATCAATTATTACCTCAGACTCAGTTTCAATCCATACCTTAGCACCACAAGACAATGGTTTGTCAGGACTATAAATAATTTTACTTGGTCCTTTTATTTTAACTTCATGAGCATACGTATTAGACTTAGAAGTCTTAACGGTAATTACTGGCTCGTTAAGATTATTTTTTTTGTTGGATCTGATTTTGTGTTGGTTGACGTGTATTCTGGTTTTCATTTTTTTGAAATGAGACATCTATTTCTTTTGTTGTAGGTTGTTCCTTATCTTTGTTTTCAAACATCTCTATATAAGATTGTCCAAACATACCGATATCCTCACCTTTCTTTCGTTTCTCTTTTAAAACCTTGTAAACTTCTTCTAATGTTGCCATTAATAATCTTTTCCTTTTTTAAATACTTTTACATTATAAGATTTACTTTCTGGTTTGTCTAATGTTTTTATTCCTGTTTCTTCAATTACTTTGGACATATTATTGCCTAAATTTACAATTTTTTGTGCTGCTTCTTCTGCTGACATGTTAGAAAACTCGGGAATATTAAGTTGTCGTATACCCGTAAATGTTTTACCCATAACATCAGCGGCTTGAAACTTTTTGTAAATTTCATTTGCATTTGCTTTAGTACCATTAATTTCAATAAATGCTTCATTTGGCAGCCTATAAGTCATTTTATTTAAATCAATAGCTTCCTCGGGTTTAACTCCCTGAAGTGCACCTTCAGTTTTAGGTATTGCAAGTGCGATAGTTAGTGAATCATACTTATTTCTATTTTTATTATATTCGTCAGCAATTTTTCTTATTTGGGTTGTAGAGGGTTTTCCGGATATCTCAGCATATAATCTATTTGTATTACCTGCCAATCTTATCGCACCAGTTTTATTCATAAAATCATACATTGGTCCAAATGAAATACCATCAGAACCAGGATGAGTTATCAAACCAATACGTCTATGTTCTGTATCTCTTACTTTACCATTATTTGAAAAATTTAACATTGTTCCGTCAGGCATTATAAATCCTGCAAGATTAATTTGATCTGTTGGTTTAAATTTATCAATTACTTTTTTTGTCATTTCTAAATCTATTTCTTGAGGTAAATAAATTGAAGCTCCTGATGTATCTAAATTTTTTATTTTAAATGTAAATCCATCTATTTGTGCGGTGTCCGATATTCTTTTTGATACTTCAAGTGCATCTGCGATATTTAAATTAGAACCAAAGTCTAAGCTAAAACCTACGGTGTTTGCTTTTTCTAGTGGGGCAGACTCTGCAACAAAAACTGCATCTTGATTGTATTCTTTCGCTCCTTGTTTTATTACTTCTGAAAAACTATTTATATCAAAATTAGGTTTTACATTAGCCTCTATGTCTAAGCTTCTTTCTACATCTCCGCCATACGCTCCAATGGTATCACCAACTTTATAATTTACCACATTGGTGTCTTTCTCAAAAAAGTTTTTCATTGGAATTGCAGCTTTGCCTTGTTCTAATAAAGAAGGCACAACATCTTTTTGTATAGAAAAACCTGCAGTTATATCTTTAATTTGCTTACCACCCTCTTGGGCCATTGTGCCAACAATAGCAGGAGCTTCTGGTTTCTTTGTTTCTGCACGCGAAGAATCTACAAAACTTTTATACTCTTTATTTTCTGATAGTTGTACTTGATTTTTGGCTCCATACTTTATGTCATAAACATTAAATAGATTTGGAGTTACAATTTTGTCCCCTGCTACGTTTCCATCTACTCTTAATACTAAATCTTTTTCACTTTCGTGACCTCTCATAACTATATCTGTTGGACTTGCTTTCATTTCTACTAAAACAAAATCTTCATCTTTTCTATCACGTCTTCCCCCTGCACTTAGATATCTAAAACTTAATGCTTCTTTTGGACTTAAAGAAAAACTAAAAGCCTCTCTTGATAAAGGTGTTTTTTGACCCATCATGTCTACGATTACATCTTTATAAACTTCGTTGCCTTCTGCGTCTTCTTGTAATCTTTTTATGTTAGGAAACTCTCCTTGCGTTAGCATTCTTAAAGCATCATCCTTTTCCATTAATCTGTAGGCTTTGAATTCATTACCTAAAGTTTCTCTAGCAGCATTTGCTAAAGCTTCCTGATAATCTTGCATATAATCTTCGTGTTGATCTAATAAACTATTTTCTAAAATTACAGGAATACCTGCATCGCCTAAATCATTAAGTCCACCCGTATAATTTTCTTCTAATTGTCTCATTCTAGCTAGCTGATCAGAATCTAATATTTCATCAAAAATACTGTCATCGTATAACTTGTCGATAGCTTTTTCTCCTTTTTCTTGACCTACAGATCTTTCAACTAAATCTTTTAAATCTTTAGGTGAGTCTTTGCTATATGTTATAATTGGAATATTTATTTTTTCAGATTGATCAGGAAAACTTTCTAGAATAGGTTGTTTTTCTTCAGGTGCAGGAAAAGTTTCTGTCGTATCTATTTTAGGTGGTTCAGAGCCGCCAGTTGTTAATGGTATATCTACTTTTTTTGTTTCTCCTGGTTTTAAATTTTTTTCTATATCTTGTCTTACTTTCTCCATCTCGTCTGCATCAGGTGCAATGACTCCTGGTACCTTTAAACCAAACTCAGAAATATTTTCTTTTAATCCTGAGGCTACAGCTTGAGTTGGCATAAATAATGCCCTTAACATTTTTAATTCTGAGCTATCCATATCTTTCGGAGATGATTGAAGTTCTTTTATTAATGGTTCTAAATCCTTTTTTGCCTTGTAACCGACAGCCCCACCAACACCGATGGTAGCTATTGCTTGCAATAAAGCTGGTAATCCAATAAGAGGAGCAGGCATCTTATATCCTAGTTATAAGTTGAAAAATAATCCAGGCCATACCTGCAAGTAAACCTCCAGCGCAGCCGATTAAAATTCTTTCTATTCTAGATATCGATTGTTCAATTCTTAAAATTCTATCATGTGTTTGTTTTTGCATGATACGACATAGCTTCTCATGCGATTCTATTCTTTGTAACGCACTCTTTGACATTAGATCATTCTCCTTCTTGAAATTGCAGCTCCTAAAGGATCTTGTGGAAACAATGTTTCATAATTTTGTGCAGTTCTAATTTGTTGAAGGCCAGTTTCTGCAGGTGCCGTTGGTAAAGAACTTTGATCTCCAGGTCTTCTTAAAGGGTTTCGAAAGGTTCCGACCCCTGGTATGTTTAAACCTTCTTCTTTTGGCGGCTCTATTGAATCTCTTAATGATTGAGTCATTTCTCTAGCATCAATACCACCCTTGGGAACCTTTTGCCCGTAAGCTTCACTAACTACACCTATAGTCGTTGCTAATTTTTTACCTGTTCCAGTAGTTTGGTTCATAGTCTGTAACCATCCTGGTGGTTCTCCAAATTCCTTTTGTATAAGTTTTTGTGCCGCTCTTTGTTCAAAAACATCTTTTGCATTGTCAAAAGCACTTCTTCCTAATAATAAACCCTGTATGTTAGCTAGCTTAAAACCAACAATACCAACTAATTGTCTAGCACCTCTTTGAAAAATTCTACTAATTCCAGCCGCAGTGTTAGATGGGTTTACTAGATCCGCTGGTTTTAAAGTTTTTCTAACCTCACTTACAAAATTTTTTAACAATGTAATTTCACTAGGGTCAAATAGTTGTTTTGCAAAATCAGGATTTTTTTCAAATATATAGTCAAAATTTCTGACCATTGCAGCAGGATTAAATTTACCATTTCTTATAGAGTCGTTGAACATTTTTTCAATCATACCAGATCTTAGTTTTGCAAAATCTGGACTTTTAAGTGCTGCAGCTTTGGGTGATAATTTATCAACTCCAAAAACTGTTTTTAATCTACCTATTATTTGATCTGCGTTTTTCTTTCTACCTATTGTCCCTAGTCCATAAATGTAATTTATTGCTTTCATACCAGTCACATCAGGATCCATTAAAATTTTTTGAATAGCTACCCCACCTGCATCATCTACTTTGACAG